GGCTGATGATATTATTGCTGCATTGTGTCTTGAACTTGAATTTGATAATGGTAAGACATTGATTCTGTCCGGCGACAAAGACTTTGTTCAGTTGCAGAAATATAGTAACGTCACACAATACAGCCCAATCACGAAAAAGTTTGTGGATGGTGTTGACCCTAATGAATATCTCTGTGAACATATTCTTAAGGGTGATGTAAGTGATGGTGTTCCAAATGTGTTATCGCCGGACAATACGTTTGTTGATGGGTTGCGTCAGCGTCCATTGAGTAAGAAAAAGATTGCTGATATCTTAGAAGATCTGAATGAAGGTGAATTGCTTTATGCAGCATCTTGGTATCGTAATTATCAGAGGAATCAGAAGCTGATTGATTTGAAAGAATCACCTAAAGAGTTGTTTTTGGAATGTATAGAGTCATATCAAAAAGCACCAGAAGGTGACCGTAGTAAACTACTAAATTATTTTATAGATAATAAGTTAAAAGATTTGATGGACAACATAGGAGATTTTTAATATGCCATATACACCATTAATGTCTGAGGTTTTGGACAAAGTTGCGAAAGCGAAGAGTAAAGATAAGAAGGTTGAGTTGTTGAGACAACACAATACAGACGCATTGAGAATGGTTCTCAAGTCGTCTTTTGATCCCAACATTGAATGGGATTTGCCAGAAGGTGATGTTCCATACACACCAAATGATGCTCCAGAAGGAACAGAGCATAACATGCTTGTACATGAGGCAAGAACTTTGTTTCATTATATTAAGGGTGGCAATCCTCAATTGACAGGTAACCGTAGAGAAAACATGTTTATTCAAATGTTGGAAGGGTTGCATCAAAATGAAGCAGAACTTGTGGTTGCTGCAAAGGACAAGGCTCTACACAGAAAGTATAAGGGTTTGTCTGCTAATGTAGTCAGAGAAGCATTTGGTTGGACTGAAGATTACATGCAACCGGATGATGATTATCCAGGTGAGCGCGCGAGATCATAATGGGTGTTGGTGTTTGGGTAGCTGGAAGTCTACTGGCTCTTGGTGGTATACTAGGTGCTTCTTGGTACACAAAAGACAAAGAAAAACAGATAGAGTGTCTTGCTAAAAACTTGTACTTTGAGGTTGGAAATCAAGGCACAGCAGGAATGCTTGCTGTGTCTTCTGTTGTTATAAATCGTGTTAATGATGATAGGTTTCCAAACACTATGTGTAAAGTAATCTATCAAAAAAGAGGTGGTGTTTGTCAATTTAGCTGGTATTGTGATAAAAAATCTGATAATCCATCAGACAAAAAAATATATCAAGAAAAACTTGACTTTGTTCGTAAATTGTTAGATAATGATAGACAGTGGGTTGACATCACAGATGGTGCAACAAACTACCACGCTAATTATGTTAGACCCTCTTGGAGAAAGAGGTTAAAAAGAACAACTGAAATTGATAAACATATTTTTTATAGATGGAATAAAAAATAAATGGTAATGTTTGATTATCACCTTCTTTCTAGATTTGCAAATACGAAAAGAATAAAAATTATTTGGTGTCGAGATCATCGAACACACGGTGTTCGCTTTAATAACCCAGTTATCAAATATGTTGCTAAATTTGTTGGAGCTACCACTACTCTGGTAGATAGAACAGGGCAGACTAATACCTCTTGGTTTGATTATAGTCCAATTCCTTCTGATGTTAATACAGAAAAGTCATTTGAAACTTGTGCATTAGAAACAGCAGAGGGTATTTGGAATCTAGCTCGTAAGAAAAACAATCTTCCTGTTCATATTGGATGGAGTGGTGGAATAGATTCTTCTGTTGCACTTCTAGCTTTATTAGAAACAAAACCTATTGACAATGAATTGCATGTAAGATATACTACAGATTCAATACAGGAATTTCCAAGCCTATACAACAAAGTAGTTTCCAAGCAATGGAAACCTGTACCAGTGGATATGTTGTACGACACTGATTACTATAACAGAACAGATTGTCTTAAAGTATCTGGCGATTGTGGTGATCAGATTTTTGGTAGTGACAGTGTAGTAGACGATGATAATTCCTTTTATGATTCTTGGCAGATTATGAAAAAATGGGACTTGGAGAAAGTATATGCTCCAGTTTTTTCAAGTCATGGTAAGAGAGCAGTTTGGCCAGCAGATTTAAAAATACGGCCGGAGCTTTGGAAATACATAGATGAACATGTTACTCGCGCACCATTTGAAATTAAGACCATATTCGATTTATACTGGTGGATTAATTTTTCTTTAAAGTGGCAACATGTCAAATATCGTATGGCAATACAATTTTCTGGTGCGACAGAATACAAAGCTAATTTAGCATTTTTTGATACAGAGGACTTTCAACGTTGGTCATTGTCAAATCATGATAAGAAACACAAGTATACTTGGACATCTTATAAATGGCCCGCAAAAGAATTTATTCACAAATATCATCCTGATAGAGATTATCTCATCAATAAAAAGAAAGTTGGTTCTGGAATTAGTTCGGTTCCTTGGCGTAAATCTGGAACGCAAGCACTACCTTCGTATCCTGACCGGCCGCAGTTGATTTTAAGTGATGGTAGAATATGGAAATATAGTGATGGAGAAATACCGGCACATGTTGATGAAGAGGTTTCAATTTTTGAAGAGTTTTATTGGTTAAGAAAATGAATATATTTTATGTTGATAAAGATCCCATGATTGCTGCACAAATGCAGTGTGATCGCCATGTGGTGAAAATGATATTGGAGAGCGCACAGTTGCTCTCTACTGCACATCGTGTTCTTGATGGTGACGACTATGCTGACTCAGTAGGTTTGTACAAGACAGCCCACAAGAATCATCCTAGCACCATCTGGACTCGTGCTAGTGTGCATAATTATAATTGGTTGTACAATCATATGAATGGTTTGATGCAAGAATACACTTGTCGATATAATAAACATCATGCATCAGAACGACTGAACGCGCCTCTAAGAAAAACTCCTACTAATATTCCTGTAGTTGATTTTTTTGATCCACCACAATGTATGCCAGACTATTGTAAGACAGAAGATACTGTCAGTGCATATCGTTATTACTACATAAATGAGAAAGCAAGTTTTGCAAAATGGAAGAATGCAAAAATACCGGAGTGGTTTAATGTCGGAGCGGCCGCATGATTTTATTTCCAAGAGAATAGAAAAGACAGAGAAACAGATTCTTTCATATATAGATAGACTGAACAAAAAACATTCTTTTGACAATCTAAATAAAACTGAAAAACTAAAGGGACAGCTCAAGATGTTAGAGTTGGTTTTTTCTTATATTCACAGAAAGGTAAAAGAACTAAACAAAGAGTTAGAGGGTAAAAAGTAATGCCAACATATACATTTTTCAATGAGTTATCAGGAACAGAATATGACGAGTTCATGTCTATTTCTGCTATGGAAAAAATGATGAAAGAAAACCCACATGTTAAACGAGTGTGGAATCCTGATTGTGCTCCTGCTTTGGCTGGAGATCATCTTATGGGTGTGGGTCCAAAGAACGATGAAGGATTTAAAGATGTGATGAGAGGCATTGCTTCTAAACATCCTGACTCACCGATGGCAGACAAGTATGGTAGTGGTAAGAGCACTAAAAGATTACAAGCTGAAAACATTTACAGTAAACATAGGAACAGAAAATAATGTCGTCTAAGAAAGTTGCTAAGGATATCGTGCAATCTAGTTTGGTTGATATCAAACCTATCACAGACAACCAAAAGATTGTCTTTGATTCGTGGAAGAAAGATAAACACCAGTTTATGTATGGTTCTGCCGGGACTGGTAAGACTTTTGTATCCTTGTATCTTGGTCTGAGAGATGTTTTGGATTTGAAGACACCATATGACAAGGTGATTCTGGTTCGTTCTTTGATACCTACCAGAGAGATTGGTTTTCTGCCGGGCGATGAAGAAGATAAGGCTGCACTGTATCAGGTGCCGTATCAAAACATGGTCCGTTGGATGTTCAAGATGCCAAATGAACAGTCGTTTAATAATCTATACGACAAACTAAAATCACAGGGCTCTTTGTTTTTCTTGTCAACTTCTTTTCTTAGAGGGTTGACATTTGACAACAGTGTGATTATAGTAGATGAATGTCAGAACCTAAATTTTCATGAACTTGATACCATCATTACAAGAGTTGGACAAGACTCTAGAATTGTTTTTTGTGGAGACTTTGGTCAGACCGATTTGCAGAAAACGAGTGAGAAAAATGGTATTTATAACTTCTTGCATATTCTACAAGAGATGGAAGAATTTAATTGTATAGAATTTGGCATTGGAGATATTGTTAGATCTGGTTTTATAAGAAACTATATCATTAACAAGATAAAAATGGGTTTTCATGGAGAATAAAATTTATATCAAGCCAACTCAAAAGGATTGGCCGATATTTCACATGAAGTCTCCCGTAAAGATTAAAAATCTACGGGGAAGTAGTGTTGATGCATTTAATCAAGAACTGGAGAATGACATTAGAGACTCTGGTGATAGATTGCAAGGCGCCACTGCTGCAAAATGTTATATGACACAATGGGATATGCATCAAGAATATAACTCGTTCAAGAAACTAAGTGAACTGGTAATTAGTCTTGCCAAGACAGTGCCACTTGCAAATGCAACAAATCAAAATGGTGACCCAAGACAATATGAGTATGACATTGTAGATAGTTGGGGACTCATTTATGAGAAAGGACAATTTACAAAACCACATCAACACTGGCCACACACCTGGAGTTTTACATATTGTGTGAAGGGTTGTGACAGCTGTTCTCCGTTAGTTTTTGATGATGGTTTGGGTGATGGTGATAACTCATTCTTGGTAACACCAAATGTTGGTCAAGTAATTCTTTGGCCTGCGTGGTTATATCATTCTGTGCCTGAACAAGAATGTGAACACGAGAGAATGATGGCCGTTGGTAATTTAACAGTGGATTGGGAAAAAAGTGTGATTCCAGTTACAGAACATAAATTAACTCAACCACCAAAAGGAGAAAATCACTAGTGCGAGTATTAAGATACTTGAGAAATCTATTTAATTATAACTATCAGAGACAGAAAGAAGTAACGGCGTATCTATCAAGATCAGTTGACTTGGTAGACCTAGAATATAGACAGAAAAAATTAGCAAGAAAGAGGATTTACTAATGGCTTACAATTTATCGTCAAGATCGAAAAGTCGCCTAGAAGGCGTAGAGGAAGATTTGGTTAAAGTTGTTGAACGTGCTATCGAGTTGACAGAAGTTGACTTTGGTGTGATTCAAGGACTCAGGACTATGGAAGAACAGAAATCACTAGTTGCAAAGGGTGCATCCAAAACTATGAAGTCAAAGCACCTAGAAGGTAAGGCTGTGGATTTGATGGCATACATCGATGGTCGCGGTTCTTGGGAATTGAACGTGTATGATGAGATTGCAGACGCGATGAAGGCTGCTGCGATTGAGTTGGACGTTGGCGTTCGTTGGGGCGCTGCGTGGAGTGTGTCTGACATTCGTGAGTGGGATGACACTATGGAAGAGGCTATGCTGAGTTATGTTGACCTTCGTAGGTCACAGGGTCGCCGTCCGTTTATTGATGCACCACATTTTGAGTTGATTTCGTAAATGGCTGAATTTGATCATGTAGATATGTCGTGGTATCCTACGGCAGATTTGAAAACAAAAAACATCAATGGTAGAAGATTCTATGTAACACCAAAGGGATACTATCCATCGATTACGACTGTGCTCTCGGACCGTAACAAGAAAGGACTGTTTGAGTGGCGTAAGAGAGTGGGTGAGGATGTTGCAAACCATATTGCAAGAAAGGCAGCTTCAAGAGGCACCAAGGTTCATCATATGTGTGAGGACTATCTGAACAATAAGGATATCTCACATCATAAAAAGGATTTTCTACCTTGGTGTCTCTTCAATGAAATGAAGGATAAACTACTTTGTAATATAAATAATATACATGCACAGGAATGTGGCTTGTATAGTGACAAGTATAGAGTCGCTGGTAGAACAGATTGTATTGCAGAATACAATGGTGAACTATCAATCATAGATTTTAAAACTTCCACTAGTGAGCGCACAGATTCATGGAATGAAAACTATTACATTCAAG